CGAAACGCCACCTTGCAGCCCCAACCAACCAGATTGCCACTTTTGAGTGTGTCGTCATGATGGCTGGTATTGAGGGGCTTAGGACTAGGTATATCAGCGCGGTCACTGAGCATGACCAGGACTGGCGCATAGGTAAAGGCCTAGCCAAACTACGCCTAGTTGACACTAGCATAGCAGAGGACAGGGAGGAGTTTGAAAAGGTCCAACTGATGATTAAGAAGGAAGTGACCGGACAACCGTTCGATGGCCCACCTGCCATCAAGAAGGCCCGCGGGATACAGTTTACTGTTAACGAGCGGAGCGCCTACGGGGAAGCCGGCGAGTACCATGCGTTTTCCAAAGCCTTGGTTGATTTTTCGGCCGAGCCCGTCATCATTGATGGGATCAAATTTACGATGCTTTACACGGCTAAGATGAACCACACAGACATTGGTGAGTTTGCCACGGAAAGCGAGCGCCTAAGGAAGCATTACAAGAGCAGCGTTATCGACGAACGAGACGGTAAAAACTGGGATGCCAACGTGCAGACAGTACACCGTCAGGCCGTTTGTAGAGTGTACGAGCGATTGTCCAGGCGCCTGGCACGACATGCCATGAATGGTATTAGAGTGAGAGGCAAGTATCGATCCAAAACGAATGTCAAGATACGTTATGAGGTCGATGGAACGGTGAAGAGCGGCCACCCGGATACGTCTTCTGGGAACGGCGCGCTAAACAGGGAGGTTTCGATGCAAGCGATTTTGTCATTGCCGGAACACCTCAGGCCAAAGGAGGTCAGGGGTTTGATTATGGGTGATGACTACATTGCGTGGTTGTACTTTGACCACGAGGTTGACTGGAAAGAATTGAAAGCAGCACTTGATGCAGCTGAAGCGGCTCTGGGTATTCACCCAGAGCGGGGTTTGTTCAATGACATACGAAACGCGAGTTTCATATCCCTGGGTTTTTACCTCGCAATTGATAATCAGGTGGTCGCCTTGCCTAAATTGGGCAGGCTGTTGTACCGCCTCTTCTGGACAGTCACACCTCTGCATGGCCGCGACCCTCGAAGGCTCGCCAGTGGCATCGCAGCATCATTTCTCCCTTTATTCAGCACCCTGCCTTGGATGCGGAAGTTTTTGAAACACCACATGCAGGAACCACCGCTGGACGTCACCGACTGCAATCACTACTATTGCTGGAGCGAGATTGGCTTAGGCCGACTCCCAGCACCCATCAACTGGACCGCTAACCATTTGGTGAAGTACGGGGCGCTGGCA